CGCGTGTCCCAATTCTGTCACTAACCAATGCCTCAATGTCTTTCCATATTTTTTTCTCCATCTTTCTGTATATCTTCTAACTGCTAATCTGCATATTTCATTATCTCTTGCATACCCACTTAATCCTGTTATTTCATTATCTAGTTTTTGTAACTCGTGTTCCGAAAACGTGTAAGTGACAAACTTCGCGTTTTTGTTAACTCGAATATCTTCTTGTAGTCTTACTTGCCAGTTTCTTGCTTTTTGTTTTTTACACTCTATACATTTCCCACATCCCACAGGTACCATTAATACCCTTTTGTCTTGAATAGGGGGGATGTTCCCCCCATTTTTTTTGGTTTCAGTATATTTCCTGTTTCGTATCAATCTTGGATACAGACACATTTTAATTCTTATCTAACATTTTAAATGCACTATCCCACTCTTTAGTCCATTGCAATTTTCCTCCTGTATCTAATTTTTTAGTTCCAATTCCTATTTTTTTCTTTAACGCATTTATCATACCTCCAGTTTTTTCAGCTGCTTTACTTCCTAATTTACCCATCATTTTCGTACTTCTTAACGTTGTTAACCCCGCTATTCCCATTGCCGCTCCCATATATGTATTTAAATCTAATTCTCCTGCAAATACTTTTCTTGCATTTTCAAAGTAATTTTTTCCGAATTTACCTCCATAATCCATTTCTTTTATTCTATTTGTTAATTCTGTATCTGCTACTAATTTATTTACTCTTGCTTGTACTTCTCCTAATTGTGCCTTTGATAAGTTTGTATTTGCTAATCCTAATGCTTCTTTCTGTTTGCTTTCACTTGTTTGTTGTTTTGTTAATCCAGTATCTACTCCATCTCTTTTATCTATTTGACTTTGTAAATCTTGTTGTTTTTTATCTTCTGTTCCAGCTAATGCTTTTTTTAATTTTATCTCAGCACCTACTAACATATTACCTATATCCATAGCTTTTCTCATTTGGCTATTTCCTTTACTTGCACTTCCACCTGTTTGACTTCCAGTTGTTCCACCTTGTCCTGCACTTCCATACATTAACGCTGGGTTTAACCCTGCATTTTTCATGTGGTCCACTTGTGCTCCATAATTTGTTTTATTCCACATGTCCATTTGTAAATCATGTCCCTGTTGATTTAACCCTCTTTGATGTCCATATTGTTGCTCTGCTAAATTTCTTTCATTTCTGTAATTTCTTCTTTCGTTCGAATGGTCATATCCCATTCCTCCAATCATTCCTAGTAAACTCATATTTCTTCTGTTTTATTTATTATTAATATTATTATTATTCCTAGTACCACATTTATCATATTTCTCATTTTTCGCGCTTTTTTAAAGCGATTTTTATCCCTTGATATATAAGAACAGATGCGTACCACTCTTATTAAAATAGGGGGGATGCCTTACTCGTAACACCCCCCATATTTCTCACTCAGCTTTGCTCGTACCTTCTGTTGGCTTAGCTCCGCTAACTTCCTTATCCACTTTTAACTGTACCACTTTAGGCTCATCCTCTTTGGTTATTTTGCCTTTTGCTTCTCGTTTGGCTTGGATACTTCCACTCACCTTGTCCATAGCTTCACTAGCTATTTCCCATCTATCCGTTCGGATATTATATGCACTTTTAACTCCCTCTTTACGTTCCGTAAATATTTCAGGTGCCCCATCACTTATTGGCTCTTTGTTACTCACAATTCTCTCAATCTTGTGTTCTATTGGCTCTCCTTCAACTGTTTCCACACTTGTTAAAGTACTCTTACTCGGTTTTCTATATTTATATGCCATTATATCATTTTTTATAGGTTAGGTATTACTTTCGCACTCATTTTTCTTCTAGCTAGTATTCTATTACTAATTTGTACCCAGAAATTCTGTGCGCTACTATCTGTCTGTGCAAATATTTCATTATACTTACTTGGGTCTACATACGTCGTTAAATCTTCGATTCCATTTACTCCTTGCTCATATCTTCTGTTTAGTGTCATAAACATACTATCTCCCTGTATTGCAAAGTTTCCTCTTGTTTGATTTACATTTGTCATATAGTTTATCCACGCCGGTTGTTTACCTGCCGTATTATATGTTACTACTCCTGCATCTGTTGTTGTTGTATCAAACCATGCCATCTGATCTGTTATCAAATCTTGATATCCTATCGCATCTAATGCCGGCTTATGTAAGTCGTTCATTGTTTTTAGATTTGTATCCCATTTATTTCCCTGGCTATAGTCAATTCTTGGTGTTATACTTACTAGTCCAATTACATAACTTGGCTCATCTATTTTAATTTTGATTTTACCACCTTTATTTTTTCCAGTTAATCTTCCACGTCCTGCTAATGTTCCTAACGGCTGGCTTTCTCCCCCTGTATCTGTTACATCACTCATACTTACTACTTCTTCGAATCCTAGCTCTTTTATCAAACTTCCATGATATATCGGGTTTTCACAACTTTTTGCTCTTTCATGCGTATATACTGCATCTAACCAATCATCATAACTTCCACCACTTATCGCAATTCTATTAAGCATATTATATACTTTATTTGCTAAGTTTAAGCTATCTATTGTAAAATCTCCACCGCTTGTATCTACTGCCGTTACTTCATTAATCCCGTTACTTCCATCAATCCATTCTGTACTTATCCAGTTATTGAATAAATCACTTTGATATGTTTTTATTCCTAGACCTTCTTGACTTGCAGTTGCATAATATTCTGCATCTACTCCTGTTGTTCCTGTCCAACCTAATCCTAATCCATATGGGCTAGCACTACTTCTATTTATTTCAAAAGCAGTTGTATTTCTTACTGCTTCTAGTATATCCATTCTCATATCATCGATATTGTCTAACGGAAATTCTACTAATTGCGGTAATCCTTGACCATCTTTTACTGTATTTTTTACTCCAGTTTGATCATATTCCCAATCTTGCGTTGCACTTCTTGCTCCATTATATAATGAGAAATATATCCCAAAGCTTCCATCTATATTTTGATTTACATGATGTTCATTAAATATATCTACAGCATAATAATCTGTTCCATCTATTTTTACTTTTACTTCGCTTGCATCTGGTTCTCCTTCTGCTACATCTCCATATTTTACTTGTACGTTAAATGTTACATCGTATACTATTGGCGAACTTCCACCACCCACAGTGTCTATTCCTGTTACTCCATTTATTATATTCCATGATCCTAATACTGTTCCACCAGCACTTGCTACTGTTTCTAATAATGTACTTAATATTTTAAATTCATTACTATCTTCTGCATGTACTACAAACCCTCTTTCTTCTTGTTTATTTGCATAGTAATTTTTATATATATCCCAATATCCTAGATAGGGTATTGCATTAAAATATCTTCTTGCATATGATTGTGTCTTTCTTCCTAATCCTCTTATATTTAAATAAGAGTATATGCTACTTGAGTTTATTTGTTGATTATCTCCATCATTTACATCATAGTTTCCTCTTATTTGTACTTGTGGCAATAATATTTGACTCATATCCATACCTATATTTAGCATATTCATGTGTAATTTACCATTGTACAGTCTCACTGGACATTGAAACACATCTAATTGCACTTTATAACTTCCGAATAACGGTCCTACTGTTGGTAACGTTTTTACATCACAGTCTAAGTCTATATCGAAACTATCTCCTGGTAATGCAACTTCACTCATGAACGGTACTAACGTTCCACTTGCCATACTACTTCTCCATATATATCCTAAGTCATGACTACTTCTTTCGTAATTTCTTAGACTTACTTCTTGTTTATTTCCGGAGCCTAATCTATCTCCGCCTATTTCTGTTTTCATACTTGTTCTTTAATTTTATTGTTAATTTTTGTTCTTACTTCTTCTAATAGCATCACTACTTGTACTATTCTATTCCACGTAATTTTCTCTAATTCTTTGATTACTTCTGACTGATCTGCTGATTTTTCTGTTAGTCTATAATCTCCCATCACGCCAAAGCTTTCTCCATCTATAGTTATTACATGAAAAGGACTGTCTTTTATTTCCTTTCTAGTAATTGTTTGGTTTTTACCATCTCCAGAGTCTTTGCTGTTTACTTTCTTCGCATTCGGTTGTAATTGTTTTAATTTTGATTCTTCCATCTTTACTGTATTTAGTTGTTGATTTAATTTTTACGTATTCTCCGTTTTCTAATCTTCTTTTTAGGATGATTTCTCCTGTTGCCGAATCTACATACATAGATTCAGTTTTCCAGAGAGGCTCTTCATAGTTATACCTCCTTTCTTCTTTTCTCGATCTGATTAAGTGATTGTATTGTTCTCTGTTGTATCCCATTTTACTTAATATTATATAGGTTACAAATTTCTGTTACAAATTGTAACAGTTTTCATTTGTCCTATAATTTATACTATGTTTACCAGGTTACGTAACCTGTAAACTTTTTTGGTTTTAGAACCATTTTATTTTACTAATATACTACTTTTTTTTTATTTTCCTAATTCTGCATGACTTTAACTATTTGTCTGTCATACCTTTACTGCCTTTTTGCCACCTCCCCCATCGAGAGGGGCTCCATATAATTTTTTTATTCTTTCTAACTTTTTCAAGTTTCTACGCTCATTTTCATATTTTTTAAGTTCCCAATTTTTCGCATCATCACCATATCCTAATCTTTTATTTTTTTGTCTCATCATTTCTAATAGCTTATAATACTCATCTTCTCCTTTACTTATATCCACTTTCACACCACATACATATCGCTCCTCTTTATCTAATTTTTCTAACCAGAGACGCTCTCTTTCGTCTTCGTTATAGATTTTGTTTCTATAATACACTGGTAGAGCTAACTCTACTCCCTCGCGAGTTTTATACGTTTCTATTGTTTTTTCTTTTTTATACTTATTTCGCTGACTATCCCTTCTATTTACATACTCTTTACCAATTCCTTGACTAGTAAATATCTTACTATTATACGTTTTATGACTTGCATCTACTTTATTTACATATTTCACTATATAATTTATCGTTTTCGCATTCACATACTCTCCAATCCATATTTTTCCATATTTCCATATATCCCCTATATCCTTCACTTTGTCTGTCCATACAATACCATGCATATGCACTCTTTCTGTGTTCGCGTGTCCCAATTCTGTCACTAACCAATGCCTCAATGTCTTTCCATATTTTTTTCTCCATCTTTCTGTATATCTTCTAACTGCTAATCTGCATATTTCATTATCTCTTGCATACCCACTTAATCCTGTTATTTCATTATCTAGTTTTTGTAACTCGTTTTA